GCTTGCCTTCATTCAACCGAATGGGCGCAATACCTGGAAGAAAAGAAAGGCGCCGTTCTGTAATGTTAACCTTCATTGTAACCCTATTGGCCTGTATTGTGTTCCCACCGGTAATCCTGGCCGTGCTTGGGTATTTGTTGTTGGGTGTGTTTGGCGGAATTGTTGGGTTGTTCCTTGGGTTTATGGTGTTTGAATAATCTTATGAACGAAACCCCTGAAAAAATTAAATATGTGTTCCCAATCAAAAAAAACGGCAAAATTTACCGCTACATGGTACGGTTTATCGAAAACGGTTACCGCACTTATATTGGTTGTTTTAAAACCCAAGAGGAGGCGGTGATTGCGTTAAACAATTATGAATCCAAGCGAAAGGGGAAACATAATGAAAGACCCATTCAACAACGAAGTATTTAACGAAATCAAACCCCACATTGTTGCGAAGTTTAAAAAGTTCCACATGGATAACCCCCATGTTTATCCGCTTTTCAAACGATTCTCTTTTGAGGCCATGAAATCCGGGCGCAACTATTTCAGCACCCAAATGATTTTGGAAAGGATTCGTTGGTATATTGAAATTGAAACCAAGGGTGATGTTTTCAAAATTAACAACAACCACGCCCCTTGTTACGCCAGGTTGTTAATGGTTGAACACCCGGAATTGGGTAACTTTTTCAGGCGCCGGGTTACCAACCGTGGCCAACAAAATTTGTTCTTTTAACTTACGGGGTGTGGCGGAATTGGTAGACGCATGGGACTTAAAATCCCAAGGGGGCAACCCCGTGACGGTTCGATTCCGTCCATCCCGACCATTTAGGGCAATATAGACGGAAGCCTTTTCCCGCCAATGTTTGTAACCGTGTTGGCCGAACGGTGCCCAATTCGGCTATTTCACAACCACTTATTCAATTTCAAAATTTTGAAAATTGCTTCATCCAAAGTTTCAACTACTCTATGCGGAATCGGTTCTTCATAAGTAAATTCTATTGCGTGAATGATTTCATGGATAAAAGTTTTGGCCGTGTCCGTGTTACTCATGCCAAGTTTTAAAATAATCGTTTTATCCTCTTTAATACATAGCCCCATGCAAGAATGGTCATCCTGGATGATTTCTTGCCACAACACTTTGTAATAAATGCCCCGTTTGATTCGGACTTTTGATGGAATTTTCATGCCTTAATTATTTTCTACTTTTTACGTTTAGTTGTGAAATACTAAAGGTGGCATGGATGCTAAAGTTGCCCTTTATCAAAAGTTAAAGGCACTAGCGTCCGATTTGGGGCGGGTGCCGAAACGTGACGAATTTGTTGCCCTATACGGTGAAACCCAATACCGGAAGGCATTCGGTTCTTTTACCGTTTTTTTACAGGGCGCCGGGCTAAAGGAAGAATCCAAGCCGGAAAAAAAGCCCAAGTTCAAATTTAAAAAGTCCCACCTGGAATCATTTAAGATTAACGAAATCGACCTGGATTCGTTGTTTGAACAATTCGGCAACCCCGAAATTTTACGCATTACCGCACAACCCGATACCCACATGAAAAACCGTGACCATGGCGCCGTTAACGCCTATTTGGAATTCGTGGAGTGGTACCAACCCCATATTGCCATCATCGGCGGGGACTTAATGGACGCTGATGGGATTTCTCATTGGCCATCCGGTTCCCTGGAACCAAAGGCATTCATTCCCGAAGTGGTGGAAACCCGTCAATTCCTTGACCAACTTCAATCCAAGGTTGGCCCCACCGGGCAAATTCTTTACATTGAAGGTAACCACGAGGATTGGATACGCCAGGCCATGGTTGCCAAAATGCCGGAATTTTTTTACGGGTTGGCGGAACTTGGGTTAATGCCGGACTTAAAAGCATTGTTGGAACTGGATGCCAGGGGAATCCAGTTGTTCCCGGTAAATGAGATTGTCAAAATCGGGAAAGCCCACTTCACCCATGGCCTTTATACCGGCCCAAGCGCCCCTAAGAAACACTTGGACACGGTAAAGGGCAATATCTATTATTTCCATACTCACGATGTTTTAACGCATCACCAACCGTCTATTTCGGGGTATATAGAATCCGCATCCCTGGGATGCCTATGCCGTTTGGATGCCCCATTTCTGAAGGGCAAGCCAAACAATTGGGTTCACGCCTTCGGGGTGTTCGAGTTTCAACGCAACGGCAATTATTCCTTTTACTGCCCAAAAATTTTTAACGGTTCCTTTTCCTTTAACGGGAAAAGGTTTGGGGGGAAATAGGTGCCCACTTAGCTTAACGGAAAAGCATTCAAGGCATGGACGCATTCTTGAAATATCCCGTTCGAATCGGGGGTGGGCGCCAATAAAGGGGATGAATGAAACGGATTGAAATTTACTTGGTGGGGTTTAGTTGTTTCCTTGGTTCCATGTTGGCTTGCAATAAGGCTTTAACGCCTACTAGGCCGACATACGAAACGCCCCTAGCCGTCCAAGTGGATTCCATACCCAAGGTTGAATTGGTTGATACAAACGCCCAAGGCGCTGAAATGGCCATGCTTAATGATGCCTTATCCGATTTAAACAATGTCCTGGCGTCCGATTGCTTTCAGGCGGATGTTTTGGCCGGGCAATTTACCGAAACCAATAACCTAACCAATCAAGAAATCTATGATTTGTTCCGATTGAAACCCATTCAAATTGCCGTCACCATGTATTCGGGTTCGTGGGTAGAAAACCACTTGATTGGCGTAATTGGTTACTATTCGCCGGCATATCCAAATACCGTATTTCAAAACCGGCACTTTGTTTCCGACCACTTTAAAAGCGCCTCGAACCTTTTGCATGAGATAGCGCACATTTTGGGGTTTAATCATGATTTGGTTTACTCTACTTCGGTTCCATACCAAATGAATGATATTTTCCAGGAATGTGCCGGGGAACTTGGAATAGCGGTTACGGAATGAAAAACCGCTTCCCGGACATGGGGGGCATACACTGAAAATGAACCCAACCCTTGGTGTAATCAGGGTGTTCGCACCAAAGGCCAATCCGTTCCAACACGGAAACATTATCCAAACAAAACTTGGCTAGGGCGCCATCCTTATCCTGAATGTCGCAAGCGTTACCGCTAAGGTGTTTGGATACCCTGGCGGTGGATTTACCGGCTTTTATCAATTCCATTTGTAATTCGTCCGAACGAAGTCCGGAAGTTACAATCATGGGTTTAGCATAAATGGCACGAAATTCATTCATGCGCCCAAGTAACAAGGCCAGGTTTTTATCAATTATGGGATTAGTTGGAAAACCGTGCGGATTCAATTCCTTTAAAGTAATCATGCCCCACCCTTGTTGGTAGGAACGCCCCCCTACTTTTCTAGGGATTCCATTTTCGGGGGGCTTTATCGACCACGCCGGATCGGTTCCTATAAACTATTCTAATCTAAAACCCATAGGTTTTGTCATAATTTTTCAAACCGATCACAATTGCCCTATCAATCCATTGCCAGAAAATTGCCTTTTGATCGGAATTCAATGTGGAATACGGATTGCCGTCATAAACCATTTCAGAGTTTCCAGGATCAAATTCGATTTTGATTCCATTTGTGGGAACCACATATCGAAAATGGGGCATGGGATGCCCACCGGATGCGGGGTCGTAATCGTATTGAAGCAGATATTGAAAAATGGAATATGCCCGGTTGTCTTTTGTTTGAAGTTCAACCGTATGATTATCTAATTGGGTAAGTGTTTTAATTCTTGGCAATGCGGGTGTTGGCATTATTTACTCCTTACGCCGGGTAAAACCGGTTGTTCATGGCAAGTTTAAAAAGCCCGTTCAATTGAGGAAATAACCTAAGGCGTTCCCGCTCAGGAAGACTTTGAACAAAGGCGTCATCCCAAATTCGTCTAATTTGGCCTTCAATATATCGAAGTTCAAGAAATGCGGTTTGGTCGCACCCCTGTTCGTTCATCGCATCCCCCGCTTGCTGAAAAGCGTTCACCACATAGGTGTCATGAATGTTGATTAGCGCCGGCCTGTATTTTTCGTTGTATGGATTGAATGCCATTTAAACCTCCAAAATGGATGAAATTGTTCCGTCCCGTTTTTCAGCACGATAGTTGTTCCCGTCGGCTCTAAGTTCGGCCAGGCGAACGGTTAATGCGCCTTCCTCTATTTCTTCAATGAGTTCAAACCCTGTTTCAATTTCTTTCCAAATTGTAATCATATTAAGGCCCCATGCTCTTCACTGATGCGTAGTTTAAAGTATATCCAGATCCGCCGGCAGTTGCGACCGATGCTCTAATGAATTTTGGAAGATGCCCTTGAAGCGGATTGGCATGACCAATCGAGTTAGTAGCTACCGTCACAGTTGATCCGTTAATATTATACCAGTTAGATCCATCCTCTGAACCTTGAATTACAAAACTCGGAGATCCGCCCGTCCCACCCGCACCAAGAGACACCACCAAATATGGCTGATTTGTTCCCTCTGTAAAAAGCGCCGACGATGATGATCCAAGAGTATTTGGGTTCATCGTTCGGTCAATGAGTCGCCTCATTAAACTACTGTTTCCAGCCCGACCGATTCTGATCGCTGACATGGTGAACGATGGAGTCGTTCCCGTAACGGTCCGGACGTACCTGAACCCGATCCCCGCGAGCTTCATCACTGGGGAATAGTAGGTGCCCGTGGCCGTGATTCTCTCAAAATGGTAAACATCGTAGAAATTAACCCCATCCATGGTTTCTTGAAGAACAATATCAAGCGTTGGAGTGGTGCCTGAAACGGCCGTGATCGCAACTTGAAACGCCACCGATTGGATGTTTGTCGTTGCAATGTTTGCGGATGTTGTCGTTGTTGTGATTGCGCCCGATGCAATGTCGGTTGTGGTTGCTGATGCCAAGTTGTCAGATGTGACGGAAGCAACAGCGGTGACCGAAGAAACTGTTGAAACAGTCGTCAGGGTGCCCGATGCGACAGAAATGGCGTTGGTGCTACCCACCGGAGCGTTATAGGTCCACGAGGTTGCCGTAGTGGCTCGGACTACCGTGGTAATTGTGCCTGAGGTGTAGGCCGTTGCAATCGTTCGCACCTGAACACACCCAGCGCATTGCACTAACCAAGCACCCGGTGATGGTGTAGACGTAACCAAGTTCACGTTTTGAGCTGATCCGTATGGAATCGCCTGAAGCGCAATCCAATTTGTCCCGTCAAGCGTTCCTTGAAAGGATAAGGTTGCAGTAAACGTGCCTCGAATATCCATGGCGCAAGCAGTGTATCCGGCCACGTTGACTACCGTGAATCCGTTCAATGCGCTAATGCTTCCGAATGTCGTTGGTCCGTTTGGTCCAAACTGAACGACTTGATCGTAAGCGATGTTGACCGGGGTGGAAAAGGCAGTATTTGCGGAACCAAGTGCCGGGGTTTTGGTATTAATTGCAGAAAGGGTTGCCTCGGTAGATGCTCCAGTGGGGAGAGAAACGGTTCCGCTAATGTTTGCAATGTTACCAATGGTGTTGGTGCCCGATGGAATCGGGTTTTCAAGCATTACAACGCCGGTACTTTGATTTGCAACAAGCGTTACGTTTGCCGTTCCTGTTGCCACCGTGTTTCCACGAAGGCGCACATATTTCAAACCCGAACAATTTATTTGAAAAATGTTGTTTGTTGTAAAGTTGTATGCGGTTCCGCCGGAAGTAAGGGCAATTGATGGGGTTCCGTACCAATTAGATCCATCAAGCGAACCCTCAATTGTAATTGTTCCGGTCCATGTTCCAGATACTTGGGCGCCAACGGTTCCGGAACCATCGACGGCAAGAACTACGTTAGACGTTCCAGTGATATTTCCGGCAGTTTGATAATCGGCTTGGGTCACCGATGCCCTAACAAGAATAGGGGGCACAATTTCTGAAAACCTAGTAATTGATTGAATCGTTCCGCCAGTTAGTGCGGTGTTGATTCTAACTCGAATATATCGGGCGTTTAAAGGAACAACATAAATAATACTTTGATTTGATGCTGAAATGGCCCCGGTAATTGGTGCGCTTGCGGTGTTCAGAGAATTGTAAACCCCGATATTAAAAAATGTGGAGTTATCATTTGATCCTTCAAACACATAAGAACCACCGCTTGCGGAACAATTCAGTTGAATAATTGCAATTTTGTACCCATCACAAGCCGTTGAACCGCTTGAGCCGGACAAAATGTTTACGTTAACCGCCGAAACTCCGCCGGGTCCGGTAACAGAAAAGTCCGGTGCCACCACCCTTTGTGTCCCGCTTGAGATTCCGCCGTTTCCGTAATCAATTCCCGTTCCATTTGAAGTATATTGGTTTGATGCAACCCGAAGTGTGTAAGCATCACTAGCGCCCTGATTAAATGAAGCCGGCCCACCGGCCGAAGAAGTAAGCAAGAATGGTGGCGGGCTAGTATATCCGACCGGATTTCCATTCCAGTAATCAAGAGAAGTAGAAATTGTTCCCGCCGATCCCTCAATAATTACAGGAATGGAAGTGGTTGTGGAAATGTTGTCGATGTCAACTTTGAGATTGTTGGTCATCGGGTCCATGTTAGGAGTAACTAAGTTCCCGCCGTTGATGAATCCCACCGATAAGGCGTCATTGTATCCTGAGGTTGTAGAACTTGGTAAAGGCCACCCAAGTTGTCCCCCAAATGATGAGTTTAAAAGGTTAATGTCTAACCCCTCTTTACCCGTAATTGAATCAGTGGTGGAAAGGATTGGTTGCGTCCCGGTACCGTCATAAATTGCGGTTGGGGCGCTTGCCAGGTCATAAATAACTTGAAGTGGCCCACCGGGAAATCCGGTTGTGTCATAAGTAAGATAAAGAATTGGGTCGGAATAACTACCGCCCAAATTAGAATCATGCCCGGAAGTGGTGTAAATGATTCGTTGTGCGGTTACATCAATAATTGCAAAAAGCCGGGTAAAATCAAAAACCGCCCCGACAACGCTATTAAAGTTTGAAAAATCAACCTGTTGAATTCCTGGGCTATAAATACTTGCATCGGCTGGAAGAACTGTTTTTGCCATATCTGTACCCTATCCAAAAATAATTGCGTTAACAATTGTAATGATTGTGTTGTCCGTTGCCGAAGTTACTCTTCCGGCGCTATCAATTGTGGCCTTTAAAACCGGGTAAGTCCCCGCCGTAACGCCGGTTGCAGATAATGTCGCGGTGCTTGTACCGGAAGCAACCGTTACGTCACCCGTTAACGACATATTTTCGGTAACTTTGCGCCATTGGGTTGGGTATGCAACCGGATTATATCCCGCCCCACCAATTGCAATTACCATTACATAGGATGCCCCTAAATACCAAACCCCGTCATTAACTGTATAAGTAATCCCGTTGTTATAGTCCCCGGTCCAATTAACGGCATTGTACGCAACGCTATTTGATGCCGAAGTTACCCGGCCCTTGGAATCAACCGTAATGTTGGCGTTGGTATAAGAACCCGCAACTACACCCGAAGTTGGTAAAGATACGTTTACCGCACCCGTGGTGGGGCTTACCGAAATAGAACCGTCCGAACTATTAACCGAAGTAACCCCGCCGGAACTGGAACCGTTTGATGCAAGGGTTATCCTTCCCTTGGAATCAACTGTAATGTTGGCATTGGTGTATGCCCCCGCCGTAACGCCGGTTGCGGATAATGCCGAAATATTGCTTCCAAGGGGAACTGAAACATCCCCAGTAATGGCCGAACGCTTGGCAACAACCGCCCCCGTGGTGGGGCTAATTGTTAATGTCCCATCGGCATTGGATACGGAAGAAACTCCGGCCGGGATGCTTGAAATAGCATTATCCACATAAGTTTTAACGGCGTGTTGTGTGGGGTATAATGTATCCGAAACACCCAAGGTTCCACTTGTGCTTTTATTGGCAACATTCTCCGGAGTAAACCCAAGGGAATCCTGTTTAGCATTTAATGCGGTTTGGGTAGCGGTTGATATGGGTTTGTTTAAATCCGAAGTATTATCAACATTCCCCAAACCAACGGCGTTTTTATCCAGGGTTTGCCAAGTCTTATCCCCACGCCAGTATTGGGCGGTTGTGCCTGGCGTAATTGTTGATTCTTTACCATTTAGTGCTGTTTGGGTGGCCGTGGAAATAGGCTTATTTATATCGGAAGTGTTATCGACATTTCCAAGTCCCACCGAACTTTTATCAAGCGTTTGCCAAGTTTTATCACCACGCCAGTATTGGGCGGTTGTGCCTGGGGTAATGGTGGGTTCTTTTGTCGCTAATCCGGGGACGGTTGGAAGGTCGGCGGTTCCGGCCAGGTCACCGGATAACTTCAATTTACCTTTTAAAACTGTAGTTGCGTCCGGTGTAGTGCCCGAAATAACGGCATTATCCACATAGGTTTTAACTGCATTTTGGGACGGATAAAGGGTGTTGGAAGTCCCCAGGGAAGTGTTGGTGGATTTGTTGGCAATGTCTTCCGGGGTATATCCCAATAAGTCTTGTTTGGCGTTTAAAGCGGTTTGGGTGGCCGTAGAAATGGGTTTATTCAGGTCGGAAGTGTTGTCCACATTCCCCAACCCAATATCCGATTTGGTTAAAACAACATCACCGGTTTGGGTATTCACCGAACGCACCGGCGCAACGGTGGCCGGGTCAACCCATTCAATATCGTATGAAGTGTTCGACGCCTTTACCAAAACCTGGCCAGTTGTTCCGCCTGAGACAACGCCTTCACCCGGAATGCCCTGGGTTCCCACATCCTGAATAATCAGGGTTTTGGCTTCAACCCGGACTTCAATAATTTCATTGTTCTGAACTTCGGTTACAATCGTGGTTGAATCGGTTTCAATAACCGTAATTGCCGTTGGTTGTTGATCGGCAATCGTAACCTGGTCATTCATCTAGTCACCTCAGGTGATACATAAACGGTACCTTGCATAAGGCGCCGAACCGTCCCGCCGGTGTTTAATTCTAAGTCCCAGGTGAAATTTGTAATGGCGTTTTCAAAATCGGTTGCAGTATTAACCGCAATGGAAGCGGTATCCACGGCGCTAATCAACATGGTGAATTTCCCAACATTTGAACCCGTTTGGGGCAAAATCGTAATGGTAATTGCCTGGGTAACGGTTGGGTCAGAATACGAACGCCGGATTTGGGCTTGCATGGTCATTCCGGTTAAATCAATAGGGGCGCCGGTGGAATCGGTGTAAAGGCAATCCCGTTGAAAAGTTGCCCCTTGTTCTATGTAAAGGTCATATTTACCGGCCGACATAGTTATTCCCCTGACTTACAGTTAATCAAATCTTCCCGTAACTTAAAAACATAATCAGAATATGCCTTAAATGTCTTAATGTCCATGCAATGTGCCCCGCCCATCGTTGGATCATCCAAGTTAAATTCTTGAGAAACTTCGGGATGTTTAATTCTATTGCACATAAAACTGGAATGCGCCGGGTTGCCTGAATCATAGAAGAACAAACACGACCACCCATCGGGTTGATCCGGCAAGCCGGCACATCCAGAAAGCGAAAGACTAAGGCAAATTGCCAGTAATGGCTTCATTCGCTTTTTTAACTTCCTCTTTTGTTTTTGCTTTTTCGGCTTCCAAAATTGCTTCCGCCAAATGGGATTCCTTAGCGTGTTCCTGGGCAACCTGGATTGCTTTAATGAACGATGAAATCACGCTAATGATTTTTGGAAGGGCAATGATGGCCTGTAAAATTAACGCCAAGTTCATTTTTTAATTGCCGAAATCAGGCTAACAATTTGTGGAATGATAAACGCCAACAAGTCCACGGATTCGGCAACCGTCATTGCTTTTAGTTCCGAAGGGACTTTATCAATGTCATTATAGGCGGAAATTAACTTTGCCTTTAATTCTTCGTTGCCCTGGATTTTAATAATAATATCCGCAATGTCGGACGCTTGGACGCCATCCTTGAATTCAACCGCCAGTAATTCGGCAATTGCCATAATGCCGGCCAACACTTCCTTAATTTCTTTATTGTTCATGGTTTTTCCCCTTTATCAATTGATAATCGCCCTTCAATTTTTGCAAGTGAACGCTCAATAAATGAAAGTTTATCAACAATTTTATTTTCCAATGCTTCGTGTTTTTCTTCAAGTTTTGCTATTTTTTCAATGGCTTCCTTGATTTTTTCTTTGTTCCAATTTCCTTGGGCTTCCAGGCGCACCAACCAAACAATGCCAATAACGGCAAGGGTAACGATTCCGGTAAGTTCAAACGATAAGTTCATTAAGCCCCCAAGCAAAATTGCGGTTACACTAGGTTTATTTTAAACGCTAGTTCCATCAATTTAAAGACTTAAAAAAGTTGTTGCGCCGTGCAAAATTTTCGGTGGGGTTTACGGTTTATACCACCCGATTTGATACCCGACGAATGCCGGTTTAATGCCCAATTGTTCCATGAACACTTGCACCATGAAATGTTTTCCCTGGGTGTCCGAATGCCTATCATCCACCACTACCAGGCACCCCCTGGGCAATTTAGCCCATACGGTTGCCAGTTCAGCCATGTGGTGAAACATGGAATCCAAGGCTATGGATGGGTGCCAATCAAACGAATCCAAATAAAGTAACGTCATGTCGTATAAATCCACATCCGAAAGCCCGGAAAGCATATTTAACGAATTGGCGCATATTACTTCCGTATGCTTTACCTGTTTCCGAGCAATTTCCACGAATTCGGGGTTAATATCTACGGACTTCACTCGTACCGGTAGGCGTTCCGCTAACCAATCCCAAATAAGGGTTGATTGGCCATCACCACCCCAATTCCCCTCAATCCTGGCGGTGCCGGTTTCGACAATCAAGCCAGGGCGGTTTTCGACATGGGAAACCATTAAAGCAAAGGTTTCCAGGCGGTGGTCTAGTTTTTTAAAGGTTTCATTCTCTAAAAATTCTTTAATTACCGGGTTCATAGTTTGCTAACCCCCCACTTGGCGAATTCAACCGGGTCGGGAAGCCAGGAACGCAAGTTGTCATCACCCACAAATTCCGCCGTAACTTCATTATCAACATTCGGGCAATAATCCAAAATGTCCCAAATACCGCCCTTGCCGAAATTTTGCATACGCCACAACCATTGGCCACGGCGCCAATGCCCGATATGGTCCGTATGCTTACAGGTGGCCACGAAACCAATCCAGGCGTCCGAATCAACGGCCATGTGCAATGGGGACGAATCGTTGGTTAAAAGCACCTTGGATTGCTTTAAAATGGAAACGGTTTCCATGATGGAAAGTTTGTTTCTCATATCAACACAACCGTCCGTCATTACATCAACGGTGCCCCGGTTATCGTCCGTGTTCGCACCTACTATAACTGGTAAACCGCCTTCGGAAATGATTGTTGAAATCACGGAATCCCAAAACTCTTTAGGAAATGTTTTGGATTGCCAATGCTTCCCTGGATGCAACACAACGGCCCGGCTTAAATCAAAATCTGGCTTGTACCCCACATCCGCCAACATAACTTCCTTGTCGGCCACGGGAAGGGTAAGGCGCAAGGCGCATAATGATGGGAAATCCACGCAATTCGTAATCATGTGGCTGAAAAATTGCCATACCAGGTTCGTGTCGTTTGGTTGGGTAATCGTTTCAAACACCAAATAATTATCGTGGTTTGGCCGGACTTTTTTGGTGTGAAAAACATCCTTAAAATTCAGGTGCTGAAACAATTCCGGGTGTTCGGTTTCTAAACTAATGTCGCATCCCTTGAATGTTTTTAGGGCATAACGCAAGGTAGGTTCGGCGCAAATTTGGTCACCCAAACCGCCCCAGGTGCGAAATAAAAGGTTTTTTTCAACCCCGTTTTGAATCGCAATTGTGGTTCGAAACGATGGGATAAAAACGGCCGGAATTTGGACTTTATCGAATTTGGTGTATTTGGTTTGTTCCATAAATACACCTTAGCGCACTACGAAAAATTTGCAACCCTATTGATTGTAAGAAATTGCCACGCTATCCACGGCCCCGGACGCCACCGGGGTTGTCCCAAATGTTGAATTTGATGCCCCAATTGTTACCGAATACGCCGTGCCTGGGGTAACCGAAATTTGAAACGAACTTGGGAAGTTTGGTGCTGATGTTGATTGTTGGTTAGCCACATAAATCCCCGGAATGATTGTTGGCGAACTTCGTGGAATTGTATCACCCAACCCAAGTTGTCCGTTATTGTTTGCCCCCCAGGCATATATCGTACCGTTTTCCGCTACCGCATACGCACTTTGATAGTTTGCAACAACACGAACAAATTTTGTGGAACTAACTGAAGAAATTAAAGCCACCGATGATTGCGAACCTGATGATGTTCCATTTCCTAATTGACCGGAAGAATTATAACCCCATGAATATAAATTTCCGGTTGTGCTAATTGCCAAACCAAAATCACTTCCTAAAACCATTGATGAAAATTTAGTAATTCCGTTGCTAATAATTGTTGGGGTTGACGTCAACACGGGTAACCCTGTGTAAACGTAAAACCAACCGGCTAAATCGCCCGATGTTGTGATACCGCCAGTTTTTGTTATATAACTAAATGTTAATCCACCAGGCAATAAAACGGGAGAACTTCTGTTTGCTGTATCACCAACGCCAAGCAAAAATTGGGCATTATTCTGGCCCCACCCATAAACTTGTCCGGACGGAGTTAAACCCCAGACGGCCAACCTATTATATTTTGTAATTTGTTTAAATGTTAATCCGCCCAATACCGCTACCGGGGAACTTCTAGCGGTATTTACAACGCCAATTCCAAGGGTTCCATATCCATTATCCAAACCCATGGTATAAGCGGTTCCGGTATTTGATAACATTACCGGCACATAATCGCCGGTTCCGTTCAATATAACATCAGTAAATGTTAATCCGCCAACCACTAATGTTGGAGAACTTCGGGGCACAACATCATTGGTTCCAAGCATTCCAAAATAATTAGCACCGGCGCCATAAAGTTTCCCGTCACTATTTAAAAAAAATGTAGCCGAAACACTGCTCCCATTGCTTGGTGTAACCTTGATTGGTGTCAATCCACCAACAACCAGGGTTGGGGAACTTCTTGAAGTGGTGTCGTTAGTGCCAAGTTGTCCACTAATGTTCCATCCCAATCCATATAAAGCGCCCGACGAATCTAAAACAAATGTGTTTCCAATTTCTTCGCTATTTGTTTGATCATTAAAAATTTTTGATATTTTTAATGATTGAATTAGCGTTGGAACACTTCTTGAAGCAACATCACCAACCCCAAGCTCACCGTCATTATTTCTACCAAACGAGAATGTTGCGCCCGATTGGGTTCTAATAATTCCAGTCCCCACCGGCCCCGTAATTCCACTTGATAGGGTTGTTAAGGTATATTTCGGCGTAACCGTAACGCTAGTAACTCCGGCCGGTGGCGTAAATGTTCCGCTTGTTGTGAATGTTTGAATTGATGCGTTTGCCATAATTTATTGTCCGTAGGTAATGGTCATTGAATCAAGTAAACCATAGGAAACTTGCGTTGCCCCGAAAAATGAATAGCTAACCCCAAAAGTAATAGAATAAGCGGTGCCGGGTACCACCGTAAGGTTAGTTGATGATGGCATTGGTAATGCGGATTTGTTTACCAATTGCGGTAAAACGGGCGCCGGCATTAGGGTGGGGGAACTTCTATTTACGACATCGTTTAACCCAAGTTGCCCGTTTCCGTTTTGCCCCCAGGCGTACAACTGGCCGGAAGTGTTAACACCATAATTTACTGCACTGTAACCATTGTTGATTTTTGCAAATGTAAGTCCACCAAGCACGGCCACTGGGGAACTTTTTAATAAAAAATTGGTGCCGTCACCCGTTTGTTGGCCCCATACATAAGCCTGGCCGGACGTTGTAAGCCCAAAGGAAACCCCAATATCTTTCCAGGTTAAACCACCCACAACCAAAACGGGCGAACTTCTGGCGGAAACAACTGTTCCATCACCAAGCAACCCACTATTAAATCCCCACCCGTATGCTTGGCCGGCGGTAGTTAAACCGAAATTATAACTATTATTGTTTACAAGTTTTGAAAAGGTAAGTCCGCCCAATACAAGGGTTGGGGAACTTTTTGGAATAACCGTATTATCCCCAATGTTTCCGTTGGTATTTAACCCCCAGGCATACGCCTGGCCGGTGGTGGTTAATCCTAAAAAATTATACCCATAGTTTGGATCACTTGCTACGGATGCAAAAGATAACCCACCTAAAACTAAAGTTGGAGAACTACGCCAAGTGGTATCCCCTACGCCCAATTGCCCATAGGTATTATCACCCCAGGCATATAGTTGGCCGGCCGTTGTAAGCCCAAAAAATGAAGCCCGACACCCAAAAATGTCTTTAAACTTTAACCCACCCGCTACCAATGTCGGGGTGCTTTTTGGAATTAGCGTTCCATCACCCATCAACCCACTGGTATTAGATCCCCAGGAATACAAATCCCCGGTAATGGTTAATGCAAAAGCGTTGTTGATGGCGGTTAATGTCTTAACCACTGGCGCCGGAACTGAAATAAAAACCGGGGATGTTTTTGCAACGGTTGTTCCGTCACCTAACTGGCCAAATCCGTTTTGCCCCCATGTGTATAAACTTCCTTGTTTAATTCCGGCGGTAACTGGAAATGTTGATGCTCCACCGGAAACCAAATATTCAAAAGAAAGGTTACCGGCCACCGCCACCGGGGAACTTTTTGTTACAATCGTTCCATCCCCAATTTGGCCGGTTAAATTTGAACCCCATCCATAAGCATAGCCATCCTGGGCAACTAAAAACGAACTGCCGTTGTTTGAAATGTCGAATGTTGGCCCGTTCTTATAGCTTGGCGTAACGGTGATGTTTGTCACCCCGGCCGGTGCCGTCCACGTTGTTGAACCCGTTATTGTGATTTGTGAAGTTTGTCCCATGTTATTGCTCGTAATTAAGGGTTAATGAATCAACAAGCCCCAAGGATACGGGCGTTTTATCAAAAAACGAATATCCAATACCAATATTGATTGAATAGGTTGCGCCGGGGGTTATTGGAACGGTTATTACTGTTGGCATTGGGAATGGTTGTTTGCCGGTTACTTGCGGATAAGTTGCGCTTGAAATCAATACTGGGGAACTTTTCGGAATAATAGTCCCATCACCTAGTTGGCCATAACCATTATAGCCCCAACCATAAACTTGATTGTTTGAAAGCGCAAAATTTGAACTAATGGCGGTTGAATCCGGCCCACTCAAAATTTTTGTGAATGTAAGCCCACCAAGCACGGCAACCGGAGAACTTTTCGGAATAATAGTCCCATCACCAAGTTGGCCATCACTATTGATACCCCAGGCATAACAACTTCCCGATGTTGTTAATCCCATGGCGCCAAACGATGCCCCCAAAATGTCTTTCCACGTGAATCCCCCAAGAACTAAATTTGGTGAACTTTTTGGAATTAGTGTCCCATCACCCAATTGGCCATAAGTATTGTCACCCCAGGCATATAGTTGGCCGGATAGGGTGAGGCCAAAAACATTTTTTCCTGTATTGATAATTTTAGAAAATTTTAATCCACCCACTACCGCCACCGGCGAACTTTTGGAAATAACAGAATTATCACCCAATTGCCCGTTAGTGTTTAAACCCCATGAATATGCGGTTCCATCCGCTAATAATCCAACAACACTAAGGGTGTTTGGTGTTAAAAGGTTTTTAGCCGGGTATAACGAATCGAAAACCAAACCACCCAAAACCGCCACCGGGGAGCTTTTTGTTACGAATGTGCCATCACCAAGGTTTCCCGTTATGTTGGTGCCCCAGGCGTAAGCCAAACCGGATGTTGTTAATCCAATTGCAAATTCTGATCCAGAATAAAGTTTTTTAAATTTTAATCCGCCAGTTAATAATGTCGGAACACTTCGGTTCAAAACATCATTTACCCCAAGTTCACCTTTTAAATTTCTGCCCCATGCATATACATCATTGTTCCCAAATAATGCATAAATGGAAGCGGAACCAACCGCAACTTTCATTGCTTGGCCAATTGATGAAATTAAAACCGGTGAACTTTTGGCAACCACCGTCCCATCACCTAATTGACCAAAACTGTTTTGCCCCCAAGAGTAAATTTTTCCGTTTGAAATCCCAAAACAACAATCACCTAAAGAACCAATTGCATTGTTTGCAACATCATCAAACTTTATTCCACCAACAACCGAAACAAATGAACTTTTTGATGCAACGGAATTGTCACCCAATTGGCCAACACCATTATTTCCACTTCTATAAATTGTCCCATCCGGCGCCAATAAAAACGATGCATATATATCACCACCAAATCCCAGATAGTTTGGAACTCTGTAATTTGGTTTAACCGTTACCGATGTTACGCCGGCCGGTGCCGTCCAGGTTGTCGATGCTGTAATGGTTTGGGTTGCAATGTTTGCCATATACCCACCTTACAGTAAATAATACTGGGTTCCATCGTAAAATACTCCCCGGTTCCAGTAAGGGGCATAAACCACATAGTTGGCGGATAACCCTTCAATGTTTTTACCGTTGGGATTGATTGTTAATGCGTTGGTTGATAACGCCCCGCCCACATCCTTAAAATAAAACACGCTGTATGCGCTTGGGGATGCCGGCATGGTTACGGTAATTGCCCCGGATGTTGTATTTACTTCCATCACCTGGTTGGCATTGGAAGTGGTTAAAGTGGTGTTGGCCGTAATGGAAGCCGACCCGCTAATACCGCTTCCGGCCCGTTTCCAGTTGGTTGCACTTGAAAGGGCGTTTCCGGTGTTGTTATCGGTTAACGAAACATAGGTGATTCCCGTTCCATCCTGAACGATTGAACCAATGTAATAAGTGGTTGTGGCATCGTATTCAGGCGTTCCCAATTGCATCAAATACGACAATTGGTAGGTTACCAGGTAAAACAGGGCGTTCATGTCCTCAATTGCCGGACTGTTGCCCCCGATAACCGCATTAAACCACCCGGAAAGGTATTGGCTTAACCCTTGAATGGTTGTTGGGTTAGTGGTGTAGTTTGGCGTTCCGTTGGCCAAACTTCCGAATTGGGAAATTTGCGTTCCGCTTGCCGTTGAACCGAAAACCTTTTGAATGTACCTGTTTAACCTTGGCATTTTGTCCCCTTATGTTGCTAATGCGTTAGCATACGAAACCCATGGCCAGGAAGGCCATGTTGAAAATCCGTAATTAGAAAATGGTTCAATGTTGTAACCCTGATACAACTTCCAGTTAGCGCCCACAACCGGGGTATTGTTTAGGTTGTTATCAACCAAGGATTGGTAATAAACCCCTGAATACTTAACCGCCTGGTTGGTTGAATAGGTGGTGGTGGCGTTCCAGGTGGGGTAATTGGCCACTTCCCCATAACTTGGCATTCCGAAAAACTGGACATTGTTGCGGTAAATAACCGTCATCCGAACGCCCATTGGCCGGGGCAATGCGCCTTCCTTAATAAAGAATTCAACCAATTGTTGTGCCCCGATTGCATCGGCAAATAGGTAGGTAATTCGCATGGTGGTATGGTCATAAATGAACAACACCCCAGGGAAGGAAATGGCTAGGAAATCTTGAATGTCGGCCAGGCTTGAACCGTAAACCGTTTGGGCAACCCTTAGTTTAATGTATTCCCGAAATTGGGCATCCGTTAGGGTCATTGCCCCGGAAAAGTTATATCCGTACCTATCGGCCCCAACATACTTGCCCAACACATCCAATTGGACGCCCACGGCCGTATCAATGGTAAAGGCGTCTTCAAGGGTAGCCGGCAACTGATTTGCCACCAACATATTGACGAACGCCTGAACGGTTGCCACCGCATTCGGTTGTTCCGAATACTGCATGATTAACAGGCTAGAATAATAACTTTTTATTTCCGCATCCGTCATCAAATCACCGTAATTGCAATGTTACCGGAAAGAATCGAAAATTGTTTATTTTTTGCCGAATTTGTCAGGGTGTTGGTATATGTGCCACCCACCGTTAAACAAAATCCGGCCCCCGTAACTAGGGTATTCGGGTCAATTTGTTGAACGCAAGTGGCCAATTTGTTGACGTTCATGGTGGCATAAACGCCAGGCGCCAGTAATCCAGGCAATTGTGCCAGGATTGCGGTTGTGTTGGGCGGGTTAATCCCGTCCAAGGATGAAGCGTTAAACTTGATATAAAGGGTTTCGGAAACCACCCCGTCCCATCTAACGGTAAAAATAGTCCCGTCCGCTTGGGTAATGTTGTAGGTGGTCGAACCCTTCATGCCACAACCGGCATTTCGTTTCTTGTAAATGGCATTGGCAATTTCTGCCGATGTTCCACCCGATGCGATAACCCAAATGGAATGGCCCGGAATACCGTCCCCGTTGGTGGTGTCGGTGGTGTTTTCGTAAATCGAAACCGCTGTAATCCCGTTAATGTTGTTCAGGGAAGCGTACAGGGCGTTGTAATAGCCTTGGGACGCCAAGGAAACGGACTTTTGCCGGCGTAACCTTAGGGCGGAATCGGTTTCTTCGTCAATCCCCAGGCTTGTGTAAGTGTATGGGTTATTGATTAGGGTAACGCCCAAAACAACCGTAACGGGCACCGTAATGGTGTTTGGGGTGGTCAGGATTGCCCCGGTTTTGGATGCCTGAAAGGAATATTGGTAAGTTCCGGCCACGGCCGGGGTTTGAGTTGAAAGTAATTGGAATTGGGTTCCGGTGTTGTCCTGGACGGTAAAAGGATTGTCCGGGTATAAGTCCAACCCATTAAGCGTACAGGCGCCGGATACGGTAATGGATACCGGGGTAATGGTGTGGGTACCCGCTTGGCGTTGAATCCCGTTAATGGCCACCCTGGCATCCAAGGAAGTCCCAACCGCCTTATCCGGGTCAAAACTGTTATAGATTTGGGTAAGGAAATCCAGGTTATCAATGGCGCACTGGATGAAAATGTTCATCAACTGGCCGTCCGGGGAATCCGGCGTTAATGTAATGTCCGTCCCGTAAATGCCTTCCAGGGCGGTGGAAAGTTGAGCATATAAATCGTTGTAGGAATTCGTTGTTAAACCCGTGCTAGTAATTGCGTTTGCCATTATACCCCCACCGTAACGCTTCCAAGAATGGTGTTTGTGCTATAAACCGTTGTTGCCTGGTATTGTACCGTCAGGTTCCTATTGTTATCCAATTCCACCGAAAGTTCAATCAAACCCGAAACCCCCTCAGTGTTTACAATGGTGGTGCTAATGGCGTTGGTAATGGCCACCCGGTTTTTACCGCCCAATAAATGGAACCAATCAATCCCCTGATTTGTTGCAAAAAAACAGTCACCAAGAAAACTTTGCAACCTGGTTTCGATATTTTGCATAACGGCATCCTGATCAATTAGATAATCGTTTTTGCCCTTCCCAAACGTCCAATCATGATTTGAATCTAGTGCCCTAACTTTCATTCCAGTAACCCCGCTAAATGTGTTGAAATTGTTGAAATATCAGTTCCAAGGGTGGTGATTGTGGAAGCGTTAACCGGCACCCCACTAACCCCGGCCCCGCTTGTTACGCCCGTTACCGTAAGCGTTGAAATTGCCGTACAAAGGCCATTCAGTTTGGTGCAAAGGTTGGTTAATTCGGTTTTAAGGTTATATGTAGAATTATCAATTTTTACTTTGGATGACGAAACCGCAACCTGGGTGTTTCCATTGTATAACTTGGCGTGGCTTGTGTCATAGGTCATGGCCTGGGCGTTGGCCTTGGTTCTAAGCCCCACCAAAACCATGGCGTCCGCCAAGGAGTGGGTTCGGGTGCTATTTGGTAAGGTGGTTTGGTTGTAGCTAAACCATATATCCAAATCCCTATCGTTGAAAAAGATAATGCAATTGTCACCTTTGGTGATTGGGAAGGTAAGCCCCGCCGTCCCGCCGTATAGGCTAACCACCGGGCACTGAGCTAATAGCGGGTAACTTTTGGGCACCTGTAAATAAGTCCCGTTTGGTTGCTTTTCAACAAACGCCCGTTGGTAAACAAAAGAAACTTGCGCCGTTTGAGTGGCCGAATCAAATGATTCAATTTTACCGATGGCATGGCAATTCAGCTTCAACATGATGTTGCGCTCAAACTCCATCATTAAATCCGTAAGCGTTGGTTCGGTAACTAGGATGTTTGGTAAGTCTGTTGGATCGGCCATTTTTACACCCCTTCAATCTTTCCGGTGATGGCACTACCAACCAGGGTAACCGTTGTTGTGGCTTCCCCGGAAACGGTGGGGGAAATAATGCCCTGATGTTTGATGCCATTAACCTTGTAATCGGCGTTTTGGATTGCGTTGTAATAATTACCAAAATATTTACTTTTTAATTGAATCTTTTGGTTCAGAATAATTCCGGGTTCAAACACCATGGTAACTTGCACATATTGATCTTGTAAAATGGGCGTCCCAATCAACCCATTTTCTGAGGTAATTTCTGGTAACGATGCCGGTAATCCCCGGTTCATTGGGACAATGTTGGCAATGCCATTGTCGATTGAAAGGTTGCCTTTAGTTAATTTAAACAGTTCTGAAACGGTGTTGCCGTCGATTGTAATTTGTTTAGTGGTTTTTTTCCCATCATCCACAATGGTTCCAACCTGGATTCCGTAGCTTCCCAGGCTTTTCAGCATATCCTTGTATATTTGCATATAAGAAATGTTGGCACCGTAGGTTTGGGAATAGTAAGCGCCGGCCAGGGCAAACCCAATGTCATTGCTTTCGATTGTGGTAATCCAGTTAACCCCCTGGCGGACCGATTGCGCCACGGTGATATTACCCCGGAAAATAACCTTTAAATCTTCATCGTACCCGGCTTTTAGGGTTAGCGTTCTGGCTTGTTGGGCAATGCCGTAATCGTGATAATCCCGGCGCAATTGTGAACGGTGTTTTTCGGATAGATTATACAGTTTTAAAATTGAGGTATTGGAGGAAGTCCACGCCTTGCGGTTAATATCAAATTCCAATGTAATTGGTGGGGTTATCGTTAATTTCGTCCCCGCATTTGTATCAATTTCTAAGGTGTATTGGCGTTGCTTTCTAACCATTCAGGTACGCCTCGAACTGGTCAACTTCGCCCGATGTTAAAATATACATTTTGGCGTTACCGGATGAAAAATCCTGAATGTTGGTTGGTTCTAGGTTTCCCTTCATAGTCACGGCCATGCCAAAGGGTAGGATGTTTTTAAATTGTTGTAATAGGTTTGGTGAAGTTACCACCCGCAACCCGGTAACCGTGAAATTATCCCCATAGGAAATGGACATAAACCAACCGTATTGTTGGGATTTATATTCAAGGGAAAGGCTAATTGCGGAACCGTCCGGCAAGTAAAGTTGTTGGGATTGTTTCGGGTCGGAAGTGATTTGGTTCACGCTATACATTAGAAAAGCCCCGTTGGATTAAATGTTGTGGTTGATTCATTCAACTGTTGGGCGCCCTGGGCGGTAACCGTGGAAACCGCTTCAATGTTTCGGCCATCCGAAGTGGTGGGGGATAACACTTGTGTTTCGGTGATGGAATCGAAAGCGTAATATCGGCGGAAGGTAATTTCAAAATCCGTAATCATCCGGGTTTCGGCGTTCTGAACCGCCCGGAATGATTTCATCACCATGTTATTAAAAACGGCCCATGGGGTTTGAACTGTAAATAAAGTTCGATTAACCCAATAATTGTAAAAGGTCAGGAAATACCGTTGTTGCCTGGTTTGAAGTTTAACGGATACCCCATTAACCACGGCACTAACATCAAACAGGCTTTCAACCGCCGTAACGGCCGTGTTGGCAATGGTATAAGCGTAAATGGCTTCATTAATTGCGTTTAAGGCGGTTGCGGAAAAACCTGGGGTATATGCGGAAAGGGTGTAAAGTTTTTGGCGCAATTGATTTACAATTTCCGGGTAAATCGGCGCTTCGTCCGTAACTTCGCCAACAAACCCATGAACCGTAATTGTTTCCGGCCGTAGGGCAATGTTATCCGTTAGGTTGTCGTTCTTTTCCGAATAGTGTTCGGTAACTTCGCTTTCCAGGGATGCCGTGTTTTCGCCTTCATACTGGAACAAAATGGAAGTGGGTGAAAGGTTTTTCCTGGGAAGTCCGGGCGCATTGGAAACCGTTTGGGTGTTCTTTACAGGAATTGAAACGATTCCCTGTTGATTTTGAATGCCAACATTTTTAACCGGGGTAACCAGGATAAGGTTGGAAAGTGATGTTACCGCCGTTGCGCCTTGGGCTAATGATGAAATGTTGATGTCACTCATACACTAAGCCCCTTTGGTTGCGAATAATAAGCCACCTTCACATCCTGGCCAAAAATTTCCAACATTGAATGTTTCATTTTATCCACGGTTGATTTATCCGGGTTGCCATGAATGTGCATATTTACGGTGTTGTTTTTCACCGGGGCACCCTCACGGCTTGGAACTGGAATTGGAACACTTGGCATAATGTTTGCCGGCGCATTATTCATTTCTACCGCTTTTTTAAAGAAATCTTGCCCGGCTTTTGACTTGATGAAATCCCCCATTCCCTTGAATGTGTCTTTTCGTTTCTTGGCTTCATCCTTATCGGCAAAAATGCTTTCCTGGAAATGTTCAAACTTATCCCATTCTCCAAGCAAATAAATGATTCCGGCAATCGCCGTTGCAATTGGGTTTAGATAAAGCGCAAGCCCCACCAATACCGCCCTAAATGCGCTAGAATGTTCCCAAAGTTTTTCCATGGCCGTAACCAATGGTTCAACGGCTTTTAGGGCGTGTTCAAGCGTTGAAATCATTTCCCGCCCGTGCTTTACGGCAAACTCTTTTGAAAACTTTTCAACATGGCGGACAAAGGTTTGCCATTGTGAATCCAGGTTGGCCAATGCTTCAATTTGCCCCTTGGATAAGGCATACGGGTCACGGTAATCCCCTAGTGGCTTCCGCAAGCGTTCAAGCCCCTGGCGGACTTCCGGGGTAATGTGTAAACCCTTAAACATTTCATTTAACAGGTTTTTATCTGACCCGGTTTTATGAAGCATTTCCTGGATGGACGCCAAAACTTCGGGAATGTTTTTCATTTCCGAAATGTCGGTTTTGCCCATTTGGCGCATTAGTTCGGTAAAGAACGGTGGAACTTGCCCGGTGGCCTGAATTTGTCCAATCGTTTCGGACATTCCTTGCAACACGGCGTCCGCCTGGTCACCGGATACCTGAACCGTGTTCATGGCATAACGCCAGTTTTGAACAAACTTCGGGTCAAGGTCGAACGCCTTGGAAAAAACTTCTAATTGGGCGCCAAACTTGGCACTGCCCACGGTGGCCCGCTCAACCGCATAAAACAGGGCAAGCACGGACGCCTTGGCCATAAGGGCACCGGTTTCAAGGGCAACAACTCCCTTTTGAATGGCGCCAATACCTTTAACGGTTTGGTCGGTGCCTTTGATTCCGATGTTTACAAATAATTCCGCTACATTCATCTATGCAACTCCATGTATGCCGATTCGTAATCGGAAAGGAATTTTTCGTAAGCCATGGCCTGTAAGACTTCCCTAGCGTTAAATTCCTTCACTTCGTTTAGGGTACCATAACCGGCCTTTACTAAACGAAAGAAAATAACCAGGTCGTCGTCTTCTGCCCTTATACGAGGTCGGCTTTTACTTTCTCCAGTAGGGGAGAGAACTTCGCATAAAGGCTTTTCGTAAAAGGCAAAAGGTTTTCCTTTGCAACTTCAATGCAAACTTGAAAATAATCTTGCCGGGCGTCAACATCCTCGAAGGTGTTTTCGTCAATCTTTAACCCCTTATAGGTCACCCGGCGTAAGCACGGTTGCAACGCCTTTTCGATTCTTTCGGAAGCCAACCCGATGCAAAACAAATCCTTGAAAAAGTTAACATCAACTTCCTGTTTTGGATCAAGTTTAAGCCCCTTGCCCTCTTCTGCCACGGCCTGATAAAGCGCCTTAGATTCGGCAAACGGGGCAACTGTAATTTTCAGTTCTGCCCCGCTTGGCATAATTACTGTTTTCATTCAATCCCCGTTAGGTGATAGCCCGTGGAGAATTGCTGAACCGAATGTGGTAAATTGCAACACTTTGTTCGGTATCGCCTTCCACGTTTGATTTGCCTTCCACCTGCTTGGTGAAAATCCCACCGCTTGTAATGTAGGTATCGGATGCAATGTTGCCTTTTCCGTCCCCGATTTTCTTCACAAATTCGCCAAACATGAGAACCACGCCGGCAAAATTGGCCTGTTGCTGAACTAACAGGTTATTCATGAATTTGTCGTCAGCGGAACCCCGTACCAGGCGCATAACCAAATCCGCCTGTTTCCCGGATTCATTCAACCCATAGATTGAATTTCCGTTTTTACCGGTTTTCACCTGGGCAATTTCATTTGGAAAGGTAAGCGTTACGGCGTCCCCATCCGCCAAATCCGCCAGGATTCGGTTGTTAATGGTAATTGTGTCATTTCCCGACATTGCGATAGTTGCCATTTTATTCCCCTTTTAATTAAGCGTTAACGGTTACAATTACGGTTGAACTGTGAATTGCGCCGGCTACTTTTAATGCAATTTGAATAAGTGGTGCCTGGCGGGAAGCCCGAACGCTTGGAAGTTGGGATGCCACCGGGCTTGAATAAATGTAATATCCCCGTTGTGCAATGTTCGCCACTAAGTCCGCTTGGTTACCGAAAGTAACCGGGCTATTCCATTCGCCTGGCGCACAATACTGGTTAGAAACCGATTGTTCCAACACTTTACGGTAAGCACCCTTCAGGATGCTCATGCCGTTTTCAGTTTGGGGGATTTTGGTGCCGGTTTGTGCTAGGGCATTGAATCCGGCAACCTGAAGGGCGCCAGTAAGCCATTGAAGGTTGTAAATATCATCAAAAAACCCGTTGGCACCGCTAGTAAGGGTTTTGGATACGCCCTGAATGGAAGCGTAAACATCAACGCCATTGGTGTTACAGGTGTTAAGAATGGTTTGGGTCATGGACGGATCGGCCGACACGCCAACCAAGTCTTTAAGGTGCATGGTTGCGGTGGTGTTGCTACCGTTGAAATCAACCGAAAGCGCCCGTGAAGCGTAGGAAGCCATCATAACCAGGGCATCAACCGCCGTTGCCGAACCGTAGAAAAGTGCACGGGATTGGGTATAGTTGTTAGATTTAAGCAACCCAAGCACCGATGCAATGTCGGCGGAAACATTGGTTACAAAAAACGCCATTTTGTTTAGGGTTTGAATTACGGCGCCAGTTGCAAGCATATCGGCACTAGATTGAATGTTGGTACACATTACGCCGAAATATTGAACCAAATCCTTGGTGCGGGTAACGGCATGGTCGAGAGTTTCAGCCGAATTCAGGGTGATAACTACCAGGTAACCCCCACCGGCCAAAATGTTTGGTTTTTGGGAGAAAACCGCAAGCGCCATTTTATAGGTGTCTGAACTGGAACCGAAGTCCGTGGAAACTTCGTCCGGGGACAAATAAATTTTGTAACCGGCACTTCCGAAACCGCTACCGGCGGTGTCATCGGTGAAAATCGCAATGTTTGAAGTGTTGTAATATCCAAGCCCGGCGCCGGGTTGGGAAACCGAAATGTTAATTACATTTGAAATGTTAAGTTGTGCCATCGTTTATTCTCCCTTAAAAATCTGTTGTTACATCCGCATTTTGGAAATTGTTGTAATACCCAATGCCCGTTTTCTTCATTACTTCATATTGTAGATTGACATTCAAATTAAATCTATACGGAATTGCCGAACCGTCCACCTGGGATAAGTTGGTAAAGTTGGAGGTTATCCGGCCAATATGAAAGGAATTTAATTCCATTTGCTTTTCCGCATAGTCGGACGAAAGCGCCATTAGAACTTCCTCTTTCCTGTCCCTGGCATCCGGCCCCCGGCTAATCAAATCCATGGTAACATTTGCCAACATATTCACGGACTGGACGTCCTGGTTAGTAACAGAATCGAACCGATTTGTTACCCCGAACGGTTTGCAAAAAAGGGTTTCAACGGCAATAAACAACCCTTCATCGGTCGGCATATTGATTTTTTGATCCCACAAATAAACCCGGCCATCCGGTAACCCAAGTTGGTGTTGCAAAATGTCGCAAAATAAATGTAATGCGGTGCCAACAAACACCTTTAAAACCGCC